AGTAATAGGTTTGTATAAAACCGAGGTGATCTACCGGCTCGGGCCATGGCGTAGCCGTGAGCATGTCGAGTTTGAAACCCTTGACTGGGTAGATTGGTTTAATAACCGGCGGTTACTAGAACCGATCAGCTATATCCCGCCAGCCGAATTTGAAACGATTTATTATCAGAGTCTGGAATTTCCAGAAATGGCGGTCGGACTCAACTAACTAAGCCTCCGGAAAACCCGGGGCGGTTCATAGACTAATTGGATCAAGAATTTTGAAATCTTTAACGATAAATTTTTCTAAATTCCATTTCCCATTTTGATCCCGTTCCCATCTACCTTCTCCCAATAGGCGAACCGGTTCAAACAAAAATTTTGCAAGATTTTTCGCTAAGGACTTTTGGGCAAAGCAATTGGATCTTATTGTTTCTTCAACCCTTACCTGAATAGGCACTACATCAGCCTTACCTCCTACCCGAATTACTTCCCCTTCAATTTCCCCTGGTTGCTGAACAGAAATAGATTTGGCACTATCGTCAATAGGGTCCATTTGCACATTCCTTACCAATTTTGGCGACGAGGCGCTGCTCATCATCAGGTTTGATCCGCAAGCGTTTGATTTGTATTTTGATTTTACCGAGCGGATAAACAGGGAGCGGTTTTTGCTCGATGCGCCTGATAGCGCGGGGCTATTCCGGTTTTCGGAATTTGTTCCCAAGGCGGGGACGGCCATCGTGCGGCTCTCGGGACTGTTGCATATCCTGAGCGCCCTAGACGCTGGCATTGAGATTGACCAGTCCGGGCCGATCCGCAAATCTACGGTGGAGGGGGCGATCCAGATGGTGTTGTTTTATCTGGGCCAGGCCGCGGAACTTTTTGCCGATGTGTTTCCGAGCGAGGAGCCACCCCCCGCCAATGGGGGCCGAACGCTCTCCGGACAAAACCCGGACATTTCTGCCAGTCAGAAAATTCTGAGCAAATCCTTACTGGTAAAGGCTTCGGACGTTATGGACATTTCGGACATTTCTTTTTCGCTAGAGGAAATAAAAGAAATAGGAAAAGAAAAAGGCTACATAACAATAAAAGAGATAGGGGAGAAATATAGAAATAAGACTAACAACAATACTATTAATAATAAATCTATAGGTAGATATATAAAATTATTAGGATTATCTAATATTAGAAGATTTAATAATAATACTATTAGAGGATATCTTTATTCTGATTTTATTAATTTTATTAATTCTTACTGCGAAAAAAATGTCCGAAATGTCCATAATGTCCGGGAAGACGTAAAAGTTAAACGATTACAAGTACTTAGCGGATGGCAGCAGCTGGTGGAAAAATGTCCCGGGAAATGTCCGGATGTGTCCGGGCAATGTTCGGGCGTCTCCCCACGAGACGATACCACCCTGGACGAGGATGTCAAACTGGGCGGTTTTGACTGCGCCCAGGATTATTTCCGGGAAAAAAAGAAGGAGGAAAAAGATGAGTAATACCAAACTTATGGGGTTATCTAGTCTCAGCACGGGAGCGCTGCAGATGCTGGCGCAGCTAAAATTGAGTCTCGCCACCGAGGACGCCGAGGTCGAGGACGGAGAGGATTTGAGGGTGACGCTCCACGACCCGGAAATCGCATTAGGGGAACTCGAGGAACTGTTGTCCTCCGGCATCAATCGCGTCCTGCGCGATCTCATGGCCTGCAGGATCAGGATCGGGCACGAGCTGATCCCGATCATCGCCGAGGTGACAATCATGGATACCGACCTATGCCTCACATTCCCCTGGCAAATAGCTAGATGCCTGTTTGGCCGGGATCGTGACATATCCCCGGCTGGTGGGTATGTAACCGAGGCGGCTAAACATCTAGCAACACGCGGCGCCCACAAACAGCAGATGCATTAACAACCATACACAGACGGGAGGGCACGACAGATGGCGGAGGCACAATGGTCCAAATGCTATTACGACGCATACCGCAATCGCATCATCCTCAGGCTCTGGTTCGGGTATCAATACGAGATACCCAAAGAGCGCCTGCACAGTCCCGAGGCAGTGCTCGACTGGATACACCAGGTCAATCGCAAGGGCTGGTCGGGCGTGATGATCAAGCAGTTCCTCAACGTGTTGTTTGAGGTCATCCCCGAGTCGTTTTGGGCTGGCCGCAGCCCGGGCGGGCTGAGCCTGGACAGCGTGGGTCCTTCCGACGGCCCTGAGGATCGAGGGTAATTCGAAGTGCGACTATCGGTCAACAATGGGGTCCAAAAACCGTTTCTTTCTATTTTTTTTCGGCCGGAGCTTGCTAACTGCGTGAATCAATTAAACATTTTTTTTAAAAACGCCAAAAAATGGAAATGGGTTTTGGCTGGGAGGCAAAATTTTGCGCGTAGCCCCGGAGCAGTGTCAGTTTTTTTCCGAGCCTCAGCAGGTGGCGGAAAAAACCAGCGGGCAGAGTTTGGGCCAAATGTTTCGTCTCTCCGTCCGCCGCATCAATCAGCTCGTCAAGGACGGCGTGCTGCCGCAACCTGTGCGAGGTCAGTATGACCTCGTCGCCTGTGTGCAGGCCTATCTCACGCATCTGCGCGCCCGTGCGGGCGGCACTCTGCAGGAGGAGCGCACATTGCGGGAGCGCATCCACCGGGAGCGCGATGAGATCGAGCTAGCCATCCTGAAAAACGAGTACATCTCCAAATCCGACGTAACTCAAGAGTTTATCCGGCGCATCCGGATGTTTCGGGCGGACCTGCTGGCACTCCCGGAAAAACTGCCGCCGGGCGAGGCCCGTGACACCATCCATCAGGCGGTGATCGGTATCCTCAGGGATTATGCTCGTCCGTTACCACCTCCACTGAGGGCCGCCCGTGGATGAGATTTTGTGGAGCGCGGAAAAACGCGTGCTGCGGCCGCCAGAGCGACTCTCGGTGAGCGCCTATGCGGACAAATATCGCGTCCTGAGTCCCAAAGCGGCAGGCGCGGGCCGTGGCAGACGGATTTTGTCCCTCCCATGCGGGCCATTATGGATAGTTTTGGGGTCGCGGGAATCGAGGAAAATTGGCTAGTCAAACCCACCCAGACCGGCGGCACGGATAGTCTGCTCAATATGATCCTCTACGCCGTAGGCCAGCAACCGGGGGATATGCTGTTTGTCGAGCCGGACGAAAAAAAAGCGGACGAAATATCCGCGGAGCGCATCGACGACATGATTGCGCATTGCGACAAATTGCAGGAGATCAGGGACAGCGCGCCCCGCACCACGGGCCTCAAACGCAAAAAATTTACGACCATGTCGGTGTATTTTGGCTGGTCCGGATCGGCCTCGTCGCTCGCGTCACGCCCCCTGCCATATGTGCTATTTGATGAGGTCGACAAATACGGTGCATTTGCTGGCAAAGAGGGGTCGCCGCAAACTGGTTTACATCTCTACGCCCACGCTCGAGACGGGTTACATCTCTCAGGGTGAGCGGCTCTGCGAGGCGCGATACCGGTACCTGGTGAGTTGTCCGCATTGCGGCTACAGGCAGGCATTGTTTTTCGGCAAGCCTGACCAGCCAGGCGGCGTGCGTTTCACGAGCCGCGATCCCCGGGAGGTCCTCGCTGAGGCCTGGTATGAGTGCGCGCGGTGCGAGGGCCGCATTGAGGAGGCTGGGCGCATGGCCTTGGTGAGCCAGGGCGGCTGGTACGAGATGTCCACCCAGCTAGAGTTTGCCGAGCACATCGAGAGGTTTCGTCCGCAGTCCGTGGGTTTCCAGTTTAACCGACTCTACACGCCGTGGTTTTCACTGGGTGAGGTAGCCGCGGAATTTTTGCGCTGCAAAGATCACCCAGAATTATTGCAAAATTTTGTCAACTCATGGCTCGCCGAGCCGTGGATAGAAAATATCGAGACGCCTACGCCCGCAGCCATCGAGAATCTCTACGGGGATTACTGTGAGGGCGAGGCCCCGGCGGGATCAGTTGTGCTCACAGCAGCGGCAGACGTGCAGCGCCACTATATTCAGGTGGCGATCCGTGGCTGGGCGCTCAACGGTGACTCAGGCCTCGTGCTACACAAACAGGTTGAGACATTTGACGATTTGGCCGCCACGGTGCTGGAGTCGAGTTTTGCGATCCAGGGGACGGATACGCGACTACGTGTGCGACTGCTGCTCGTGGACTCTGGCTATCGCACAGACGAGGTCTATGAGTTTTGTCGCTCTCATGCGCCCCGCGCCCGGGCGATAAAAGGGGCTACGCACTCCCTGCAGGGACTCCTCTATCGGGCGAGCCGCCTCGATCTGAGTGCCGCGGGCAAAAGAATTCCGGGGGGATTAACTCTATGGCTGGTCGACACCAGCTATTTTAAGGATTTCGTGGCGCGGCGTATTCAGCCGCCCCAGTCAGGCGTTAAACTACCCCGCTGGCAGGTCTGCCCAACGGTGGACGCCATGTATGCCGGGCAGGTGACTGCCGAGCACAAAATTTCCGTGCGCAGCCGGGTGTCCCGCAAAATTACGGAGGTCTGGCAACTCAAGCCCGGCCAGCGGCGCAACGAGGCGTGGGATTTAGAGGTTTACAATGCTGTGGGTGCGGATATGTCTGGACTCAAATACAGTGTTGCCACCCCAAAAACCATGGTGGCCCAAAAACCCCGGAGGTCTGGCACCATCTATCCGGGCGAGCGCTGGCCCGCCCGGCTGTACTAGAAACGGCCACTCCCCGCTCCCGATAGGGAGCGGCCGCTGGCGGCAAAATCAGTACGGGGCCTTGAGCGGGTAAGCCGACTGATTTTGCCGCTTTACTCATCCTCGTGAGGCGCCGGTTGGGGCGGCAGGTTGATTGATGTTGAGTGCCATTCCGGACCCAAAATGTCGGTTAGGATCATAGCTAGGAAGCCTTGGTTGAATGTAACCGGGGTATTCGGGGGGGGAGCGAAACCGAAAAGCAGGGTCTGGAAAAATGCTATTAGATATTGGGTCAGATGCATGTGTACATTAATCATATGGTGTTCCAGGGTTCCCGTCGGGCGATCACATATACTCTGTTGCAATAGAATTCTCCATATCACTAGGAAATAAGGACGAGCCAGCGCAAAAAGGTCCGCTATATGGTTATCGCTAAAAACCGTTGATGCGAATACCTCGTAGATGTTTGAAATACCAAATAGTCGGTCTGCGACGTCCTGTCTAATAATGTTGTTTGCTACCAGATGATCTATTTCAGGACGCGCGTTGCCTCTCATCATCAGAAACAGTAACGCGTTGTGCAAAAATTCATACATTTCGGCATCACTGTTCAATATCTCCCGAGCATCCAGCATCCCCGCCTCGAATATCGCCCGTTGTCTGCTCATGGCATCATCCGCCTGCTGTGGCGATCTGAGTTTGCCCTGCACCTCTGTCGCGGTTGCGGTCGCTACTCCCTCCGCGCTAACCATTGCGGCAGCGGCCCCAATGGTTAGCATAACTGGCTCCGCGGCAGCGGCAATCTGTTCCGCTGCCGCTCCAGCAGTACAGGCGTTTGCCGCGATTGTTGTTGCTGCGCTTAACACTACTGATCCGACATTAGGGCCAAGAGACGGCGCTACAGCTGCAAGCAAATTGGCGCTTACCTCAACTGCGCCTGTGACTGCGGTGCCAAGGCCCGTTCCGCCGCCGGCGACCCCACCCGCTTCCACGGCAGCTCCAGCTGTGTCAACTACCGCGACGGCGGCCGGCGCTCCTGCCCCGAACGTAAACCAGATTATGACGCCAATGACAACGATGGCCACCACAATACCAGCCCCAATCAATATTTTTGTTTGGGTGCTCATACCTTTTTCGTCAAGCCCAAAACACATGACGTTTCCGTCAGGAGACGACTCGTAATAGGCGGGCAAACCATCCAAAATGCAGGTCGCCACCATAGTTTTGTGTAATAATGATGCATCTCGCATGCCTAGTTCCAGGATCTGCTTGCGTTGCTGGTCCAGAAAACTCACGGCACTGGCCGCTGGCGCGACCTTGTTTTCCCGGTATTGCTGGACAGATGCGGAGGTGACGCCATAGTGTTCCAAAAACTCGTAAAGGCTGGCGCTGTTCAAATTGTCTCTGCTCAAAAATTCCAGAAAATTCGCGGTTGGTATCTGATGCCTGTCGAGTAATTCCTGCAAAGTGTTGGAATTGAGACGGATTTTGCTCTCATATGCTTGCTGCGCCGCTAAAAACTCATTTATGGACTCATCGGAAAATTTGTGCTGCGTCAGGAACGTCACCGCATTATCAGGATTATAATTTAGGTCCTTGATAAACTGCTCAACCAAAATTGGCGAAATACTGTTGGCGACAAAAAATTTATAGACGGCAAACTGGAAATCAGCGCACGCCTTTGCCACCTCCCGATGATTTATTCCGGAGTGATATCCATAATCAGTGCTAAAATCAGGCGGTTTTTGTGGTGCCGGGGTACCGGCGTAACTACCCAAAACATTAACAATCAGAAATACCATGAGCGTAACGCTAGAAAAAAATTTGTTCATAATATTCCTCCCCTGTCTATTGGATTGTAAGTGCCGTAGTAAAACTCAAACTCAGGACTATGTGTGTGTCGCACACCCATGGGATCGGGTTTGGTGACGATAGTCGGGTGTCGCTCTATCCAGGTTTTGCCATCGGGCGACAACATGATCCGCCCCCAACTATCGCCTCCTACCGCCACAAATTGGTTGTTGGCGTAAATAATAGCATATAGACCCGGGTCCTCCCCCCAGTGGTCGTACGATGCGCGCTCCCAGCCGAACCCTTTGGGGGAATAGTAGATGGAGTTATCCTGACCAACTACAACATATTTGTTATCGCCATAACACACCCCATACATATTCTCGCAGCCCCAACCGCCATACGCCCAGTCTGTCCAGGTATATCCATCAACCGAAAATCCGGTTAGCCAATTTTCCCCGATTGCTAAAAATTTGCCGTTACCATACGTAACGGCAAACAACTCCCGGGTGGCCCCCCAGTCGTCATACGACACATAGTCCCAGTTGCGGCCATCCCGAGACACCAAAAATTTGCAGTCCTCGCCTACGGCAACAAACGTACCATTACCGTACGCTACCCCGTACAGGGCATGCTCCTCGGCATAATCGACACCCCTCACCAGTTCCCAGATTTCGCCATCGTACGAGATCATGATTGTATTTTGGTCGCCTACGGTCACAAACATATCGTTTGCGTACACGATGGCTCGCAAATCAACTCCGGAGTACCATCCCTGTTTTATTTTGACAGTCCATGTGATACCGTTTGGCGACGTAGCAATAGTCATGTCCTGGCCCACAGCCACGAATTTGTTGTGACCGTACGCTATGCCTCGCCAGCCAATCCCGTACCATTCGTGTTTTGCTCCGTACCATATATTGCCGTTGTCGAGTGACACGGCATATGCCTCATGGCTACCTACGGCGGCATATATGCCGTTGCCGTACGCCACGGCTCGCAACTGGAAGGGGTTTAGCCCGGTTTGGGGCCAGCCACTATCTTCGCCGCTGGCATTGGCAACCCCAAATGCAAAAATCACAGCGCATAAAAACCAACTCAGATGTCGACAACGAGGGTGCATTTTTGCTCCTATTACAAATTAGTTGTTCCAAATAACTAATTTGCCCGAATTGTGCTATCAGGGAAAACCTTATTTTTCCCCTTGCCCTAGGAGTCTGTCGGAATACCCAAATTAAACGAAATTACTTTGAAGACGACTCATGTAAATGCCTCACAATCAACGATCTTTGCAGGGACAAGGCGTTGTGATCCCCCGAAAAATTCCAGCGGAGGGGTTCTCCGACAGACTCCTAGCTGCTATTTTAGGTTAAATACCTCGCAATTAAACATACCGCTCAAGGTCGATGCAACATTTGCAAAGGAGGCGGTATGTCTAATTTCTGGTCTGAAAATCTCTACGGTACTGTCTACGCCGGTCAGGCGGTAGCAGTAATCCCGATCGAAATCCCCGGTGGTCCCCAAATCAAACATCATCTCAACCTGCGCTATTGCAGCGGCGTGGAACTCGGTCCTGTTGGCACCGGCTGGAGCATCGATCACAAAAAAATCATCAAATCCCAGCAGGACAATATAATACTCCCCAAAATTTGGACAGAGAGTTAAGGTGCATGTTGTTTTGCCCATAAAGTAAGGAGATAGCAAACATGCAAAAACCCCATGATGCGTATTTAAAAGCCCGAGTAGCCTTGGACGCGGTAAAAGGAGAAAAGACGAT